CGTTGACCAAGCGAACCAACACGAAACTCCTTAAAATTTGCAAGCGCCTCATCACGCGGGTCAATACCAGGAGACTTAGAGACTGTTGCCTTCGCAGCCTCATTACTGTCACTAGCCGAACTTGCATCAGTTGCAGCAGACTTAGGCATACTTACTTCCTCCAACCCTTCTTAGTTTGCGGAATGTCATAAATAGCCACCCCATTATTATTCGCGGTAGGACTATTCTCATTAAAACGCGGGTCATAAAACTCCTCCGGGCTATTAATAATCCCGCGAGACATGTAGTACTCACCCACCGCCTGGTCTTCAGCATTACGCCACTGAACACCACGCTGCGGACGACGACCCACCGCACCAGAGTTGTAACCCTGACTCGGAGCGGCAGGCGGAGCCTTAGGTTGAGAACCCTGCTTAGCCATAACGTCATACTCCAAATTCTTTCGAATCATGTCCAGCATGGTTTGGTTACCACGAAGATGTGGTTCCAACTGAGACACCGCATTATTGAACTGCGTTTCGATAGCCCGAAAACGAGCACTATTTGCAAACTTAGCCTTGTACTGCTGCACCACACCCGTCGTGTGCTGCTCCGCAAGCATGCGTTCCTGCGTACGAATACGAGCCTCAACCAACTGCTCCTGAAGTTGGTCAACCTCCTCCTTAATACGCTCACGCTCCCAAAAAGTCTGCGGATTCTTATCATCAAGTTCAGGCATCGACTGACGCTTCTCCTGAATTTGTTGACGCAACTGCGTAACCTCATCTACCTGCGGAGCAGCAGGCTGTTGTGCGTACTGCTGTTGACGCATTTGCTCCAGCATTTCAAGACGAGTTTGCGCCTGAATAGCCTTAGCCTTCCAATCAACACGCTCATCACCAGACGCCTGCTCAACCTGCTCCTGCGCAGCATCAACCTCAGCCTGCGCATTATCAATATCTTGCTGCTCAATAAGTTCCGGCTCGTCAAAAGTTTCCTCGTGAAACTCCGCTTCATTCGGCATATCGCTCATTAAGAACCTTTCCGTAACGCACGAACGTAAGTTTCTGTGTCCGCAATCAAGTGGCGTAATTCCTTGATAGCGCCCGCAATCTCAAAGCCTTTAGTCGTATCGTGCTTCAACATTGCCTCCTCCAACTGATTCCGTCGACGCTCAATTTGTTCCTCCAAGTACCGGCGGACCGAAAGCAAATTGCTTTCATTCAGTGACTCCAATCCTATTCACCACCCCCCACACGCATCTGATTCATCATCCCGCTAAACTCAATCATCTCCGTATGACTCGGGATAGCCTGCGGAGACTGGGCCGGAAGATAATCCGTCCAGTTATGAATATCCATACTGACCAACCAGTCCTTCATCGCATGCCAAAACGGCTTGTACTGCTGCGCCATCTGCAAAGCAGGCATCATCGTCTGAAGAAGAGACTGCATTTTCTGGGCACGCATCAATTTATCCGGCACCAATTGCGCACCGTTAGCAATCCACTCCATGTCATCACGCTTAGCACTCGAAATAAAGAAACGACCAGCGGCCTTCTGCTGCTGAATCATCATCTCCACAATGATGTTCTGCTCCTCAGGCGCGAACATGACACCACTCGTTTGTTGAATGTACTCAACCATTCGGGCAGCAATATCCTCATCCGTCAACTCTGCTGCCGCAATCAGGAACTGGTCGCTGCCATTAAACACTGGCATCACACCAGCCGGTTCAATCTTGTACTTGTAAATAAGGGACCAGTACATCTTCGCAAAAATGCTTAGGTCATAAGCAATATTGCTCAGGTCCTCAGCAAGTTTCTTACTTGCCGCATTCGTAACCGCATTAATTTCTGTGGCGCTACGCACCGTATTCGTAGGCACACCATTCAACTGCAAGTCCGAAAAAGTAGCGTCATCCCCAAGCGAACGCGCAGTCTGCAAAAGATTCAGTGCCTCACTAGCAGGCGGAATTTGAAGCGCGTACACAGACTGCTGAGGCTCACCCCGCGTAGGAATAACCATGCCCGGCGCAAGACCCGCCTCACTAATGTGCTCCCAAATCTGAGTGTTCTCATCCACAAACACAGGTGGAGCAATCGCAAGTTGGTCATGCGCAATCTTGCTGTTGTACGCAAAATCCATAATGTTCTGAATACCCTCAAGAACCTGCGCGTACGACTCACCATAAAAGTAACCAATACGAGGCATCGGGCGAATCGGAACGTACGGCGGGGCGTCAAACACATCAAGGTACGGGCTTTCCTCAACCCTCAAAATTTCTGTAAGGTTTTTGCTGTAAATCACGCGCCAAAGGGTGTGACCCAATTCGTCATTACCCCACCGGTAGTAACACTCCCACAATTCATGCAACTGATTATCGTTCTGCCACGTGTGAACCCGACTGCCGTCCGCAATCTCATCGAAGTTAGGCATGGCAGTAATGCTGGTCTTGATTCGTTGCGTTGCATCGTAGTCGTACTCGCCTGCCTCAGCGCGTTCATTAATAATGTGCCAAGGCTCCATAAACCGGTAGAACGTACTAACCCGACTAATGTCCTCAACACCCGCAGGCGCAACATGAAAATCCTCAAGGCGTACGGCCTTAGCCTGCACCATGTACTCATCAAACGGTTTAGCAACACTGAGTTGCATAACGCCAGTACCTGTGAGGCAAGCCTCCTCAATACCCATAAAAATTTGGCGTTGCGTGGCACTACGGTCTAACTCCCGCTCCATCATGGTTTCCCACACCGGCTGGTTCTTAGAAGCCTCAGCCGTGTACGGGCGTACCGTGAAAAACGGGTCTTGATTTAGGGCGCCCCTAAAGTGAGCGGTCGCGCCCGAAATTTTGGCGCGAATATAAGGAACCACATGATTAGGCGCACCCTCGTAAGGTGGTGCAGGTTTATCAAGGGAGTAGTACTGCCGGTACCTGCGAATACGTTCATCAATATTGACTTTACTGCCGACTGCTGCATCAAGGTCGCGCTGCAAATCAGACTTAAATTGGCCAAGAGTTTGTTCACTAAAAGCATCACTAATAGGTGGTTGCTCAGGACCAAAGTCAATCACATTGTCTTGGTTGGTTTCGATTTCCTGAACATCAAGAAATTCGCTCAGATTATCCACGCGCTACCTCCAAGTGTAGAACGGCTTCGGTTGCACTGCCTGCGCTACTTCAGGAGCGCGGTCGCCCATATTATAGACAGCCATCACTGCATACCTCAAAGCGTCAAGAATGTCATCATTACGTTTCCCCCGGAAATCATCCCACTGCATGTAATGCAACGTCTTAATAACCTGAGAACAATTGTCCATCACGAACAAACGAGGCTTCGGGTCAGGCTCATAAATAGACGTAGACCGCGCCGTTAAGTAATCTTTCAACCTAGCAATACTCAATTCACGATTCTTATTAGCCCGGTTCAAAGGCCGTACACCTGCATTAATGTAATCATCCGCAATTGTGCCCGGAGAACGCGGGTCAACATTCCACATTTGCGTATCAGCCCTAAACTCAATACGCTCATACCCACCAATCATCTCCAAAATCTCGTACGCATTCTCCTGCGGGGAAAGGTTCCTAGCCGCATACTCATCAAACACAATCAACTCACCACTACGACCCATAGCCACAGCCACTGCTGCCGTCGGGTGGTCAAACCCGTGGTCAATACCCACAATAATTTTCCAGTCAAACGGAATTTCGTCCTGCGGAATTACATGCACACCCGGGTCAAACTCCGGGAACAACAAACCAGTCTGCGTATCAACCTTACCCAGAATGTATTTTTCCCTTAGTGCGGTAGATACGCCACGCGCATTCTGAAGATTCTGCTGGTTCAAAGACAAGTTCTCATGCGTAAACGCATACAACGCCAACCGCTGAATAATGACCTGCACATCCTTAGCCTCAAGCGGTTCCTTCCGACCAGACACAAAAACGTTGCCATTCTCAATTTTTTCTACTAAATGACGCTTCTCATGTACGCGAACAAGGTCGCCAACAAACAAATCCGCGCCAGCCTCCATCGGTTGATACAACTCCTCCCGCAAACCCACATTCTTTTTCACCCATTCATTTGTCATGTTCATACCCGGGTGAGGTTTCCCCACGAAACGCCGCCACAACCAGTTATTACCCTCATCGTTCGCCACAATCTTCACTTGGTTCTTACCCAACTTCCCAGTCTCACGGTGGTAAACCTTCTGACGCAAACGCAACACGCACATGTCAAACATTTCCTCAAGAATTTTGTCACCCTCATCAATAAAAATCCTGAAAGGCTGCAACGACTTGAGTTTCTGCACGTAATCACCAGTCATAAGACCAAACATGTACAACTGAGACTGCCGAGGAACCCCATTATGGTCCGGAATAGCCGGAAAAGTAATCACGCTCTCCGTTTTATTGTGGTGCTCCATCAACGTTCCGCCCTTAGACAACAAGTCCACAAGCGTAGTGCGCTTCAAGTTCACAAGTTCATCACGCGCAAGCACCATTGTGGCGCCCGGGTAATCAAAAGCAGTCTTAATAATGCTAGTAATCAACGCATCCGACTTTGCAGTACCAAAACCGCCCACCCAAGCCATCTCCGTGTACCGCTCATCATCCAAAAACGTCATGTACTTCTTCTCTAAACCCCTAGGAAGAGTAAAAGTTTCACTGACGTTCTTCATAAATAATGTTTCC